CAGCCCATGCGAGGATTGCCCGCGCTCCCGGTATCCGTGGCGGCCTCGACGGCCTCCCGGAAAAATTGTGTCTTGGTGGCGAGTGAGCCGACTTCATCCAGAGCAGCCATATCGCCCGCGCGAACGCGTTCCATGGCGGCTTTAGACAGGTCCGAAGCCTGTTGCTGCGCCGTTTTCAACGCCTGCAAATCTTCCGGCGTCTTGAGCTTAAGCCCGAGCTCATACGCGGACTTGGTGAGCGTGGCCTGCGGTCCGAACGCCTTCGCCCAGTCTTCGGCGGATTTCTGGAAGACGTCGTTGACGACGTCCGAAACGGGCCGGTCCACCGGAAGAAAACCTCCGCGGATGACATCGGTAACGGGTGCTTTGAAACTGATGTCCGTGCGCGGCTTGACGCTCGCGATATCGGGCGCGGCAATCCGCTCCGTCACCTCGGTCAGGTTCCGGACTTTGACACCGCGCGCCGCCAACTCGTTTCGGAGCGGGTTCGTTTCCTTAACCGTGCGGCCAAGGCCTTTGAATTCCTGTTTGCCGATGTGCTCAGGCTTGATGACAGACAACGGCTGCGGCTTGCGCGCGTTAATCTCCGCGACAATCTGCCCCTTCACGTTGCCGGGAATCTGTCCCTTGATGATACGCGCCGTCTCCGGCGGGTTCAATCCCTGGACAAGATTCGCAAAATCCGACGCCTCCGGCGAGAGAGTCTTCGGAGAAAAATTCGGGTTCTCCGCCGGGATGCTGACGCCCACTTCCGCTTCAGGCCGCACAAGCTTCCCACCGTCGCCACGATAACCATTCGACTGATTCTCAGCATACGCCTGCAAATCTGCAATCGCGTCGTTCCAACCTTTTTCCGTCAGCTGGCCGTTCTCCGTCTCATACGGAATCAATGACTCAGCCTTTTTTGACGCGGCGTCCGCGACCACGCGGCGGATATTGGAGATGACCTTGTCGAGCGACATGGCGATGAGCGTAGGCTTTCCGCCCTGCTCGACCCAGCGCACGGGGACGAAAGTTTTCTGGTGAACGTCGACGATTCCGGCGGGGACGTTCTCCCGATTCTCGGCCTGGATTCGGGCGAGCTCTTCGTAGCCCTTCGCCTGTTCCGCACGTCGCACCGTCCGGCCAGTTTCGCGCGGTTGACCCGGCTCGCTGATGATGCCGCGATGCTCAATCTCCAGCACCGGATTGCCGGCCTGCATTGAGTCAGAAATAGTCTTGATGGTCCCCTGGATTTCCGGGGAGTAGCTCGTGGCAAGCTGCGTCGCGACGTCGATGCCGGTGACGGCGGCGCGTTGTGCGGCAGCGTCGGGAGCTGCAGCGGGTTTACTCTCAGGCACGATTTCACCGCGCGGTGAAACTGGCGTTTCCGGTGAAACAATGTCTGTCGGCTTAACCGGTTCCGCCGGCTTCGCCGGTTCAATCGGAAGCTCGCCCTGCTTCAGAAAGGGCGCAGCTTTTGGCGATTCGGGTGCGTTGAGCACGTCCCGCGCGGCGTTACGGAGCACGCCCTGGAGACGATACGACGGCGCGACGTTAAGGTCCGGCGTCGTGCGGCCTGCGGACAGGTCAATTCCGAGCGTCTCTGCGACGTTCAAAGCCGTTTGCTTGAGTGAGTCGAGGAATCCCTTCGGCGCTTTTAGACCGGACAGATTTGTGTTACCAAAAATCTGGCTGAAGTTTTCCGCGATGATTTCGTCCGCGATTTTTTGCTTCGAGGCCGCCTCACCGAGGCGAGAAAAATACGTCTTGTCTCCGAGCAGATTCGCGTAGGCGTTGGCGAATTGATTCAGCTGCTCCGGCGTGTAGTTACTCAACACCGAATCGCGCAGGGCTTGCTGGCGCTCCGGAGAAAGCAGGGCTTGGAAAAGGTGCCCGGCGTCGTGTGGCAATCCTTTGGCATCGGAGTTCAGGAAGACGACGCGGCGCGGCTGCCCGTTGGCGTCGACAATAGTGCCGTCGAACTGCGCATGCGTGTCCGCATACGCTTGCGCGCGTTGCTGGTCTTCCGGGGACAGCTCCGTGACGCCCCTATCCGCCTTGAGCTGGTCGGTGATGCGCTGTAAATAACTTTGCGCGTCTTGGACGTAGATTTCCCCGCCCACACCACGCAAAGCCTCCCGAAAGTTATTTACTGCGGCTGCCTGCTCGGGCGCGAGGTTCTGGATGGCCGCCGCGTGCTGGGCGTCCAGGTTGGCGTCCACGCCATAGCCCGGAGACTCAACCGGAGAAAAAGGAATCTTGTTCGGGTCCAGGTAGTTTTTCGCCACTGTCTCGGCTACCGCGCGCTTGGCCGCGGGAAGCGCCTCCGAGACACCGCCGTGAACTGCTCCGAGGATTGCGCCGCCACCGAGAAGTGCGCCGGCAGTCTGGGATTCGTCCGTGGCCGCCGCCAGTGGGGCCGCTGTTACCACGCCCTGCACTGCTCCGCGAGCTGCCGCACCTGCTACCTGCCCAACCGGACTGGCCGCAATCTGAGAAATTCGTTGAACGCCGGCAGACACCGGACCGACAAACCCGGGCTGCAGAGCTTCGCCCGCACCTTTGATGGCTTGGCCTGCGGCTTCGAGTGCGCGGCCTCCCGCTTTGACCGCGGCAGGCGCGACAGCAGAAACGACTGCGCCGCCGACATTGCCAGCTGCGAGTTGACCGCCGATGCCGACTGCGCTGGCCGTGCGAAGGGGGACGTTCTGAACGCCCTTGCCCGTGAGCTCGATACCACGACCTGCGACCTGAATGCTTTTTGCAGCTGCCGTCTTGAGAGCGTTGACGACGGCTTCCCCGCCCGCGCGCGTGGCCGCAGTCGCGAGGATTTTTCCGCCGACACCGACCACCTTGAAAGCGCCCGCCGTGGCGAGGAGCGTGACGGGGTCGACGAGAGAAAGGTTTTCGATGGCGCTCGGGTCGAGGTTCACGCCGTTCTTCGCCAAGAATTCAGAGTCGAGGCCCGCCGCTTTCGCAACGTCGCCTTTACCGGACGCGACGTCCTGTAGTGTCTGATGAAACTGACTGTCGACATAGAGCTCGTTCAGGAGCTCGGAATCGGTGAGCTTGTCGACGGGCTTTCCGAAAAGATGGGAGATTTTCCGCCCGCCTTGCTGCGCGAGCTGAGCGAGTCCGGTGATGGCCGATTCGGTGCCGGCGGTGATTTCCGCGGCGGCCTTGAGCTGCTCCTTGCCTTGTTCCGCGGAGATGGCGGCCTGTTGTTCCTCCGTATCGCCCGTGAGCTTGTTGGCGATGGCGTTGACTGCCGGCTGAATGCCGAGTTCAATCGCCCGCTCGGCTAAGTCTCGCGCGCCTTTGGCCGTCTTGGCCAGAATACCGGGAGCAGCGCTGACGGCTTCCTTCGCCACCTTTCCGACCTGCAGCCCACGCGCGCGTCGCGCGCGATAGACGTCGAGCAGCTTCTGGATTTTTTCCGGGTCTTGGGCCACGCCGGGATTTTCCGAAAGATACTGGCCGGGGTGAAAAGTCTCGTCGTCCAACAGAGATTTGCTGTCCCCGACGTCGAGCTTGTCCGCCTCTTTGAGGCCTTCAAATCCGGGTTCCGCGCCGCCTTTAACTTCCTGCAGCCCCTCGAATCCCGCTTCCGCCGCTGCTCCCTTCACCTCTTCGAGGCCCTCGAAGCCGGCCTCCGCCGTCGCCGCTTTCGGTTGACGGCCCTTGATAATACCGACCGCTGCCGGGTTAATCGGCTTGGTCGATGGAGTAGCCACGAGCACCGTCGGCGGATTCGCCGCGGCTTCTTTGGCCACGTCAATGGTCGGCTCTCCAGGTGGGAGAATGCCGCCCGGTAGCAGAGGGGAGGGCATAGATTACTGTCCGGTGTATTTCGGGTTCCGATAAACCCGACCGCTAGGGGAGCGGATGAACTTCGCCGTAGGCGGCGCTTCAGCGGCAGACTTCACGTCGACCGTTTCCGGCTGCGCAGCTGGGGCGGAAGCTCCAGGTGCGGCAGGAGCGGCAGCTCCGACAGAAGGCTGATGCGGTCCGATGGCTTCGCGCATCTGAGTTTGAGCGAGCTCACGGAGTTGCTGCTTCTGTTGAACAACGGAAGGAGCATCGCCGTCTTGGGGAAAATACTGTTTGTCGGCGTCGGAGTATTCTTTCGCCGAGATGGCCGCACCAGATTCTTTCCGGAGCACTGCTGCAATCCAATTGTTTTTCGCCGCGTTGTATGCTTGAACATCCTCCGATTTGAACCGGTTGGGGAGGAATTTTTGCATAGTGGTGCCGAGCGCAGTGGGGCTGAACCCTCGCGACTCGATACTTTTCAGCAAGTCGTTGTTCGACTGCATGCGCGTTGAAAACATCTTGGCGTTGGCCTGAGATTCCGTGAGCGGCTTCTGGTTTTCCGACAGGAGCGTCTCGCCGAGCTTTTGCCCGGTGATTTTGTCCAGCCGGACCATATACTCTTCGTCCTTGCCCGTCTGCGGGTTGGTCCGCGTCACCTTCTGTTCAACGATGTTGTGCGCTCCGGTCTTCGCGGCCTCGAGCTTTTTGCGTCGGTCCGTCTCGACGTCGATGTCGTCAGCGCCGCCTTTGTAGTCAATCCCGCCTTCGGGAGTGCGCGGCAACGGACGGCCCGGGAAGTAAACGCGCCACGTCTGTTTAAACGCTTCGGGGTCGCCTTCTCCGAGTTCGTTCTGCAATGCGCCTTGCGCTTGCTTCTCGACAATCTGTTCCTTGGCCGGCTGAGTGCGAAGCGCGAGGTTCACGCCACGACGCTGGAGCTCGTTGAGCGCGTCTTGCACGAGGAGCTTGCCCTTGTCCTCTTTCAGCTTGAGCTGGCGCGCGACGTCCCGTGGGCTGGAAAAGTCTGGGGCCGGCATCGCGCCTGGAGCCACCTGGGGCACCGGCTGAATGTCGGCTGGCTGCGGAGCAGGCGCAGGCGCGGAAGCGACTGGGGCAGGCTGCGGAGCGACGTTGACGCCGCGCCGTTTGAGTTCTTCTACCGTTGCGCTGAGATTGAGTGGCATGATTATGCGAGCACCGAATAGCCCGCCTCGCCGACGAGGTTCAACAAGTCGTCAGTCGATTCGTGGGCCGGGTTGAAATCAGGGGCCTCTTGCGCGCGCTGCAGGTATGGCGTCGGAATCGCCGGGCCCTTGTCGGGCATGTCGACACCAAAACCGGAAGCTCCGGCGGGGGCAGCACCGCTGGGCAATGCGCCCGAGCCAGACGCACCTTGGGGCGTCAGAGCGGGCTTCGGGACGGCGGCCTTGGGCGCGGTGCCAATACCGGTGAGCCGAGAAAACATGCTGGGCTTGGTGTAACCTTTCCCGCCTTCCTGGTCTTTGCGGTCCTGCTCGGCTTTCGCCTTCGCAGCTTCGTTCTGCTTCCGTTGCGCTTCCGCGTCGGTGTTACCAATTTCGGTTCGCTTCTGGATATCCTGTGCGTTGATGAATCCCTCCCGGAACGCGTTGTGCAGTCGGTCAAGCGCCGGCTGCAGGTCCACGGGCTTCACCAATGTCGGCGGGGCTGCCTGCATGCCGAGAGGTGGGGGTGTAACAGTGAGGGCCATACTTATTTCTTCTCCAATCGCTCAACCTTGTCGGCGAGGGCCTGCACAGAGGCGAGCAAAACTCCAATGATGTCCACGAGACCGATTACCTTGTCGTCGTCTCCGAGGTGAAAGGCTCGATAGAACTCTTGCGCCATAGGTCCAATGTGCTCGCCTTCGAGCGCCGGATTCGTGTAGCGCCATTTTCGCACTGGCAAGGATTTGACCTTAGCCAAAATCTCTTCGGGATTGATGTCCCGGATGTCTTTCTTGATGTTGACGTCGCAAGCGAGCGCCGCAATAGATGCAATCTGGCCGATGTTGATTCCACCGCCACCGCCACCGCCGCCTCCGCCCATCAAGCCGCCCATGCCTCCGCCGCCACCTCCGCCTTGCTGCGGGATGACCTGTCCGGCGTTTCCACCGAAGCCCGTGTCATACTGCTGCGGCTGGTAAAGCAGTCCGCCGAAGGACGAAATCTGACCGATGGCGTTGTTGAGAAACGCAGCATCGCGTAGCGTTTTCTGTGCCTTCGCGTCGAATCGTTGGCCAACGAGCTGACGTCCGCCTTCCTTGCCCTGAATGTCGAAGCTGGCCGCTTCACGACCCGTGAGGCCGCCCGACGGCAGGTTCTCGTTGCCGATAGCAAACGCCGTCGCGCCACGCGCCGCAGCCACCTGTTCGGCAGTCTGCACCGTGGGGAAAATGCTCTGGAGAATCCGGGCGCGCGCATCCTGCAGACCCGAGGCCGCTTGCCCCAATTGCATCGCTTGATTCTGTCGCAGCTGTTTCAGCCGGACTGCTTCGCTTCCGATGGCGTGCGCGACTGTCCCGCCAATTGCGTTTTTGTCAATCGCAAATCCGCTGCCCGCGGCACCGGAGACGCCGGCCCGAACCAGCTCCGCCTGAAGTTCCGGCGGAAGGGTTGCCCCCGCCTGAAGCTCCGCGTTTGCCTCGCTGAAAAGTTTGTCCTTGAGTCGTTCCTGCGCCTCGTTCGGCTTGACGTTCTCGTTGAACAGCGCGTTGGCAACCTGCTGAGACTGCCGCGTCGAATTGTCTTGACCTAGCTCCGAGAGCAGGCTTTCTTTGCCCCGCTGCCGAAGCTGCGCCAGCTCCGGGTCAAGCTCCTTCTGAAGCTCGAGCCGTTTCTGGAGGAAGCCTTTGTCGTATTTGTTGACGAGGACGTTGATTCGGTTCGGGTCATACTCGTCCTTGAGCAGGGCCTCTTGCCGTTGAATGCCCTTCTTCTGCGTTTGATACGCGCGGTCCGCCGCGTCTTTTTCAATAAGACCCGTGACGACCGAACTGCCCCCGCTTAAAACTTGACCCATACTTAAAGCACTTTCTCGTAACCCGACTCAATGTGGGCGAATCCCTGCGACTTGAAAAATTGTTCGTAACCGATGGGATGTCCCATCAGGATTCGTTTGCAGCCTGCGGCTCGCGCAAGGCTCTCCATGTCCGCCAGAAGTTCCCGGCCCACCTTTTTTCCGCGGTGCTCGGGCAAAACAAACCACCAGTTAGAGGCGCACACAAGGTCGCCACTGAATTGGTCTGGGGCGACGGTGAATCCCAGAATTCCTCGAGGCTCCCCGTCATACGAAGCCAGCACGTGCCCCAAGCCGGAGCTGACCAAAGTCGTCCAAAGATTCAAGAACACCGTGGGGTTAAATGCGCCCGGGTATTTGAACTCCGCGAAACATTTCGCCGCCAGCGGCAGGATGCACTTCAAATCTTCGACTTCGAGCAGGAAAGACATTAGGTTTTTTGTAGGGCCCACAGCCAAATCGTTGGCTGAATGTTGTTGTGCGCGGCAGCCGCAGACGTGTAGTTGTCCGCATCCGCCAGCTTGAACTGCCGAGACGTGACGAGCATACAGCCGAGACCTGGGTCAGGCATCGTTCCGTTCTTCGTTCCGTTAGTCGTCCCGTCGCCTTTCACTTCAAAATAATTCGGCGGCTTGGTGCTCGGAACCACCAACGGAGTCGCAGCAGACGGCCCTTCGCCGTCGTCCACTCGCTGCAGGTAAATGTTGTTGTCCGAGTTGAGCGCCGTCGACGTGCCGACCACGTGCGAGTGTGACTCGATTTGCTCCGAGGTGAGAACTACCGTCTCAGCTCCGGCCACGTCGCCTTGCGCGCGCGAGCTGACGCCAGAGTCCGTGATATACGACACCGACGGAGATGCTCCGGGGTCTTTCGTCGCCAGACCAATGACGCGACCACGACCGGCCTGCAAATTCTCTCCGGCGTAAATCCAGCCGGGATTCTGCGTGAGCGCGTCGCCAAGATTCGCGGTGGAGACGAATTTCAAATCGCCCGGCGTTCCTGAAACAGTGCGCCACGCGCCGCGCTCCCAGTGGATGAGGCAATTGATGTCCGTATCCCAGAAAGTCTCGAGTTCGACCGGAGATGCCGGGCGTGAGGCCGTTGGTCCGCTCGGGGGCGTATTGCCGCCGGGCCGCCACTGGCTGCCGTCCCAAAAATACCATGCGATTACCCGCGTGCCGACTGTCCGAAGCCAGATGCTCGGGTCGTTGTCGGTCGGAGCGTCCGGGGTTGCCTCTTGCGTGACGAAAACCTGGGTGACGCTGTCGTCAATGTTCAGCGGAACGTAAGTTCCGAGCGTGTCGTCGAAAACATACCACCGGTCTCCGCCCTTCAACCACGGTCCGACATTAGACGTCGGCATGGCGTCGCCAACCACGAAGAAATTCGTGCCCGTTGGGGCTTGAATCTCCATGTTTTCAATCATGGCGTCGTAGAGTTCCTGGGGCCCGCCGTTAAAGGTCGGGTCCAGGGGCGCGGCGACGATTACGAAGTTGGTTTTGAACAAATCACTCATGGGACGGTCACGGAGACGAGGTTGGAAGCGGTCGTTTCTCCGAAATTGGGCTCCAAGCCCGTTACCTTATAAAAGAAGGTGCCAGAACCCGGATTGTCAATGAAAATCTGGCCGATAACGCCAGATGCGCGGACCGAAAACGGCCCCTCCGGGCTGGCAGACCGATAAATCACGTATGAAAAGGCATTTTCCACCGCCGACCAGCTCAATTGCACCGTTCCAGCGTCTGTAAGCGCCGCCGACAGCGTCGGGCCCGCCTCTTGGAACGTCGGCAGGATGTTTAAGACGTCGACAGAGCTCGAACCGGACCCCGAGGCGTTCTCCGCGAGCTCGCAAATCAGCGGCGACACGTAAGGAATGGCCAGCGCGCGCTTGGTGATGGGGTGCAGCGAGAAAAAGGAGTTCACGCGCCACCTCGACTTACCCGAAGGGGCGTCACCAGCGACAGCGCGCGGGCGGCTTTCTTCTGCGCCACCGTGGACGCCACCTTGTCGGCGTCCGCCATGGAGATTACGCTCGTGTGTTCCCCGATTCCTACCTCGGTGAAGCCGTCGGCGCTTACCGTTTCGGTGCGGTGGGCGAAAAATTGCTCCGGTTGCGTGTCCGGATTCGCCGCGAAGTCCGCTTTCGCCGATTCGACCGAATCGCCTTCCGAGGCCGCGCCGTCGAAGCGAACGAAATTCTCTTCCGTCTCGTCCTCCTCACATTTGCCGGCGTCGTCCAACTTGTCCGGAGAGTCAAAATAGAGCACCGCACTGCGGATTGCGCCTGGACCGGAGCCGACAACGAGTAGCTGGAAGCTGTCGTCCTTGAACTCGGCGTAATCGCACTCGATATGACACGAGGAGAGCGATTCTTTCGTCGCCAGGGCTCGGATGTCCTGTGTCCGGACATACCGAGACTGTTTCTTGAGCGCGTAAATCTTGTCCTCCGTCGTGATGTTTACGCCCGTGCGAAGGATTCCACGCGCGGCTCGGATGCGCTTCGTGAGAACGCGCTTGAATTTTCCACGTCGTCCGCCGGCCCAAAAGGCCGCAACGTCGACGTCACCCGAAAGTTCCGTGAGGAAAAGGTCCGCGTATCGGAATTCCTTGAATTTGCTCGGAGCGTTAGCCGCGAACGCCCGGCTTTCAGCCCACCACGTGATGGGACAACCGTCGTCGAGTCGGTCCGGCGTGAAAGCCTCCCACAATCGGTTCATGCCGTCGGTATCCGCAGAGATGTAGAAGACTCGCTCCTTGCCCTGGATACGACCAGAGAACCATTCGACGGGACGCGTGCCCGTCCAGAAGCTGTTCCAAGATGGGACCGCTTTTTCGAGCGAGGTGATTGCGGAGTTGTCCATCACCCAGGTGTGCCGATTGAACTTGCTGGCGTAGGGGACGCTCAAGAGCAGGTAATTCTCGAAAGTGCAGGCCGCTACGCCCTCGAGGTCTTCCGAGAGATAGCCTTTGCTGTCGGTCATCTGCTCGTCGAGATACGGCAACGCCGAGCTCACAAACGCCTGGGCCGCGCTGTCATACGACACGAGGCCATAACGTGAGAACCACCAGAGGAAGCCCATGTGCGACACGACGGAGCGGTGAGACACCGCGCCGATGTTGGGGAGGATTTCCCGCTGGAAGTCGGCAGTCGACGACCACTGAGAGCGGTCTCGGATTCCAGATTGCAAAATCGACGTCGTGTCCGCAGTGAAAACAAGGAGCTGCGGAAGGGCGCTTCCGGGCATGGGCACCAGAGCCGTGACGTTTGATTTGAAAATGAATGAGGACGTGCCCGTGATGTATTGCGTCTCGGTGAACGAGGACGGGTTCGCAAGGTCCGACGCAAAGACGCGAGAATCTCGCGCGACCCAGAGCCGGTTACCGCTGAAGGCCATCGGTCCGCCGATGGGGACCGTCCCCGTGCCGCGTTGATGCGTGCCACGATTCCCGTCAAAGACCACTGCGGAGGTGAATCCTCCGTCCTGAATGACGAGAATATTCCGAGGGGTAATCAACTGCAAGCTTCCGTCGGCGTTGCGTTCGATTCCTTTCTCCGCCTGGGCGAAGTAGATATTGCGAGCGGAATCGGAAAACTGCACGCCCTGCATTTGTGAGAAGGACCGAAAAGGAAACTGGCTCGTGTAGATTAAACCCGCGACAGCGAAGACAAGAATCGGCGTGCCGAACTTTGGACGAAAAACAAAGAAGCCTTGAAGGCGGCCCTCGGGGAGTGCCATCATGCACCGGTATCCCGGGCGACATTGCAACACGCCGCCGCGGTTCACCATGTTCATGGCTCGAGAATAGGACGTCGGCTGGAGAAAAGACTCCTCCAGGCTCGAGTTCATCCCGCCGATGAACAGCCCGTCGCCTTCCTGAATTTTGTTGATGGCCATTAGTCGATGTCGTCTTCTCCGCGGAGTTGCATGCCATTTCGGTCTTCGACCTGAACTGGATTGCCCACGGGGGACGTCAAAACGGATTCTCGCTCGGTCAGCAAGCGCGTGGCCTGGGCTTCAAATTGAAGCGCGAGGCCCAAGTCAAACTCCCGATACTTTTTCACGGCCTGCATCGCAAGGATGAGCGCGAGGCGTTTGTGAATCATGATGCGGTCGTTCTGGCTGAATACGTCGGCGGTTCGCTTGCGGTAGCACAGGCGGACCCATTCACTGCTGCGAGAAATTCGGATTCGGCGATAGCGAGGATGCGTTTCGTCCGGCTCATACACTCCCAGGAGTGTGCCGGAGCTGGTCGAACTGTCGATGGAGCTCAGCCGGATGTTTCCCGCGGTGCGAGACTTCACAACGTCCGTGATTCGCGAGACGACCGGGTCAGTAGACGCCGGTAAAGCGTAACCGAAAATGGTTGGAACCAGCAGTCCATCTTCCCAAACGCCGTTGACTTGCGTGCGCAGGGGCCGGTTCTGGTCGTCGAACCCGAACACACGGAGTGTTGCGCCCTCGTCTTCTTCCTTGTCGAGGAATGCAATCAGCTTGGCCGGGCATCGCAGGTCCCGGTAGGTGGGAAAACTTCCGGTGTTGAACCAGTCGAAATGACAGCTCTGCTGGAAGTCCCCCGGGCCGTTCAGATGGAAGCTGAAAAGCTCGTCGTGACCGAGCGAGGGATGCCCGCCGATGTTGACTGCGAGCACCGTCTCCACTTCGCGCGGAAGTGTGATGCAGGATTCCGTCGCGCAGATGTCGACGTAACCCACGAGCGTATCGATTTCGCCCTTGTCCGTCAGCAAAAGCACGGCCTCCGAAATCTGCCGGAGCAGTTTCGGTTCGTCACAGTGACCGAAGATTTCCTTGGCTTCGTCCCAGATTTCGCTGACAGTGAGCATGGCTTAGTATTCGCCTTCGTCTTCCGCGGGAGACTCCTTGTCGTCGGCGCTGTCGCCTTCGGCTTCGACTTCCTTGCGGAGCTTGTCGAGATGGTCTCCGGTGCTTTTTTCCTCCTTGGGGCCGCCGCCCTTGACGCTCGTGATTTCCAGAATGTCGAGGCTGACTTCCTGCGTTTCCTTGTCCTTCGTCTTCCGGTTGGTCTCGGAGTTCTTCTTGAACTTGATGACCATCGTCCCGGAATCCGGAAGGTCATACTTATCGTCCCACTCGAGGTAAATCGAGGGGTAGTGCATTTCGTCTGCCATGTCCTTTTCCATCGTGACCGACATGGGCATGTGGTCGCTCATTTTGCGACCGAGTTTGAGAGGGAATTTTGCCATAGAGTTACCAGGAGATGACCACCTGTCCGCCGCTTACGTTAGGCGTGACCGTGTAGCCGAGGTTTACCAAAAAATTTCGGACCTGCGACAGCGCAGGGTTCCCGAGAATGACGGGGTCAATGCGAATCGTCACCGAAGTCGGGGCCTCCCGACGTCGGAGGAGGGCGTCGTCCAACTCGTCCTCCAAAGATTTTAAAATTCCCGTCAGGACGGTGAACGCCAGCTCCGGGTTGCCCGTGCCGTTGGCCGCGGTGAGGATGGCGCGCTTCGCGTCCATCTTGATTTTATATTCTGCTGCTGACGTAATCATATTACCAACATTTTCGGACTCCGAGCGCGGCGATTTCAAGGCCGAACGCTTCGACCCAAGAGACGTTGAGGGTATCGAGTTCTCCGGTGCTTTCATCGAAGGAGTAGGCCACTGAATTGTTCGCCCCGCCGCAGATGAAAGCTACCATGCTGCCACCACCTACCGTCGTCAGAGTTTCTTGATGCAAGACGTCCATGAGAACCGTTTTTGCCAGCGACATTTCCACCTGTCCCGCGGTATCCGACAGAAGTCGCCCGAAGGAGTAAGTAATCGAGGATGCGGAATTCGCATACTTCGGTCGACCGATTTCAAGAAAATGAAGCGACAGATATCCTTCGTCCGACGCGATTCCCCGCCCCGCGGAGCCGGAGCCGCTGGTCCGGTCGGTGGTCGTCGTTCCCCGTCGACTCACAAATCGAAACGTCGGGTTGTGGTCGAAGTAGTTCATCCGAGTCCCCGCCGTGAACGTGAAGTCGTTGGCGTTTTCTCCCGTCTTGACGCCGATGAAATTGTCCGTCGATGAACTCGCCACCATGTTCATGGTTCCGGAGCAGACCCCAAAAAAGCTCGCGCCGCCCGTGAACGTGGAGGCTCGGTTAATCCGCAGGAGCAGCGCAATTTGAATTCGGCCCCAATCATTTCCCCATGGGAATCGCCGGCCATACTGTCCTGCCGTGATGGAGAGACGATTTTGCGTCTGTCCCGAAATCATCGTCCGAGATACGATGGAGCATCCGGTGCCGACGCCGTTGGCCTCAAAGCCGAGGCCTTGGTCGAAAGTCGAAATCGCACCCGCCGCGTAGTCGTCGAAAAACTCAACTGCGCGCCCGTCCGAAACAGAAAACTCCGTCGGGGTTGGTCCGGCTGGTCCGGTTGCACCTGTCGCTCCGGTCGCTCCGGTTGCGCCTGTGGCTCCGGTTGCACCCGTCGCGCCAGTTGGACCTGTTGGGCCGGCTGGTCCGGTTGGACCGGCTGGGCCTGTCGCCCCCGTCGCTCCGGTTGGGCCGGCTGGACCGGTGGGTCCGGCAGGGCCGTCGGCACCTTGCGGCCCGACGGGGCCTTGCGTGCCGATGTTGTTCGTGTCGATTTTGAACGTCTGATACTCCGGGTCTCCGTTGGAGTCAAATGTCCCGAGCGGGACGGCAACGAAAAGCAGGCTGCCCGTGGGGAGCGGGGTTGTAAACTCGGTGTATTTTGATACTTTAGCCATTTTGGCCGTCCTTCCAGTCGTCGAAAATTGTTACGCCGGTTTGCTCGTCGAGGATGGGAATCCCTGCTTCGTCGAGCAGGACGTCTTCGACCTCGCTACTCGTGGGCCGCGCCGGCAGCGTCCGATGCACTTTGTGAAGCTCTTTCGTGCCGCCCGGTCGAGGACAGCAAGGAGCAACAAAATCACCATTGGGGTCACGAATAATTGGGAGCTTGTTCACGAAAGTTTGATATACGCCATTCGCGAATTCAGTTGGTAGATAGTCTGCGTGGCGGTGGCCGCGCTGCTTCGGGTGTAAATCTGGATGAGATTGTTGTCCGTCGTGGTAACCACGCGGCACCAGAATTGTCGATTTTCCACCAATACTCCGGCCACGTCGAGAAGCGCGTGGCTGGTCTCGCTCTCCGGAACGTCCGCGGAAGTCGTGAAATTGAAAAGCTTGAAGTCCCATTGCCGATGGTTGCCCGAGTTGTTGAGCATCTCGAGGTTCGTCAGAACTAGATACTCGCCAGCCGTGGGCAAGGTGATTTCCAGGTCCGTCGCGCCGAAATTCAGCTGCGCGTAGGTTGCCGTCATGGTGTAGTCGGTCCCACCTGAGACTGACACCACTGAATTCGCACTCGTCGCCGCAATTCCGTTCGCACCCGTTGGGCCGGTTGCCCCCGTTGCTCCCGTGTCGCCTTTGACACCTTGGATGCCTTGCGGGCCCGTTAATCCGGTCGCACCCGTTGGGCCGACAATCGTCGCTCCGCGCGGTCCGGTCGGCAGCACTACCGTGCCAGCCGGGATTGTCGCCACCGTTGTGCTCGCTTGCTGAATCAACGTGGCGAAGACCGTTTGATTCTGAAACACCTGAGTGATTTCCAACCAGCCGCACCCGGCCAGAAAAATGGACAGCCCCGAAGTCAGAATCGGGTTCGGAATCACGTTAAACTGCACGTTCGGCGATAGAGTCGTCGGAAGCGTGAAGGAACTCGTGGTGACCGTGTAGGCGTTACGCCCGTCGGTTCCCTGCGCGCCCGTTTCTCCTTGCGGGCCGACCAGTCCGACGATGCCCTCCGAAAAGAGCCGCAGGAAATAGCACGCGAGGCCCTCGTTTGCTCCGCGAGGGTTGTTCTTCAATCCGACGTCAAGAGAACACGGAAGCGTCCACGTGACGACCCCGTTCACCTCAGTCTTTGTGACGGAACCGAAAAAGGCATCGATGAAATTCTGCAGAGCGCTGGGCAGTGTTTCGCAGTCGGCGCTATTCGTCTGGCACGTCGTGCAGGGGCTGCACCCCGACCCAACGCCTTGCCCGCACTCCGAGCAATCTGAGCAATTACCATTTCCGTTGCAGGACATTATTTCTCCTCCCCTGAGTCGAGCACGTGCTCTTTCAGAGTTTTCAATTCCGAGTGAACCGAGCCGTGCCGGTGCGCGAAAAAGTATAGCGCTGCCGCTCCGGCTGCCACGCCGAGAATCAAAAGCTCGTGCCCGACGATGAGCGTCGGAAGAACAATCATGGCAAGCCCCGCCGCGGCAATTACTGCGCTGGTCGTCACGCTGCCGCCAACCAAGGCCTTGACGTAAGGATGGACCGCGCTGACGACGCCGAACAGAAACACCAGAATTCCAATCCAAACGACGCCGCGCATTGAGCCGAGTTTGGCAGAGATTTCGCGCGCCACGTCCTTCTGCGCCGCACCGATTTTCGTGTGAACTTCCTCCGTGGTCACCTTGTTCTCCGGGTCAGTCACCCGCTTGTAGTCCTGCACCGTTTCGGTGAGCGGATTCTGCGACTGACGGACCTGGATTACCTTGCCATTGTCGGTGGAAACGGACGCTCGACCGGGCCGAAGTGGAATCGAGGAGCATCCGCAGAAAGCCGCAACTACTAAAAGGCTGGCGATTAGTTTTTTCATTCCTGGTCTCCATTCTGACTGTTTTTCCACTTGCTGTAGACGTAGAGAATCGTCACGACGGCGACGCCGAATTGCCCGAGCAGAACGAGGTCCTTGAGAATTGGTTCCCAATTCTGAAGAAGCAAATTGATGCTGGGGAGGCCAAATCCGACCGTCGCCGCCGAATATACTTTGATGTCCTTCATTATGACATACGAACTGCGGTGATGCTGGCCGCAGAGATTTGAATTGAACCCGCGGACGGAAGCGTGCTGATGTCCGCGAAAAGTGTGATGGTGTCCGTTGTCAGAGCCGTCGTGTAGAAAACATCCGGAAGGCTGATGACTGCGAGCGTGTTCGTGATGGTCGTGACGATGGGCACCGTGTAGGCGACCGAAGAACTGGTCACGTCCGCCGCCGTGTTGTTCGTCCGACGAAGCTTGACGGTGAGCGTGCGGTTGGCCGCGAATGTCGCGCCGACCAGTTCCACTTGCACCTTTCCGCGCAGCAGATAAGTCCCCGCGGCGGTTACAGTGATGATGGGGTCCGTGGTTCCGAAGTCAACGGCAGCTGACGCATTCGTCAGAGTGTAAGCTGTGCCTGCGGCGTAGACAGAAAGTTGGTTGTGATACGCGACTCCGTTCAGCTGTAGGGCAGCCGTATTTCGGATGTCGACGGCATCGACTGAAATTCGGAGAGATTCCGTCGAGGTTCCGTTTTTTGTCGGGGCGACTCGAAGGTTCGACGTTCGCGTGGCGTGCGTCGCGTCGCTCCAAATTGTGGTGAGACGGCATTGCAACTGCCGGTCGGTCGTGTCCGAATCCGCGCGCATGTCCAGAGACACCCCACCGTTGAGCGCGCCGCCACCAGCTCCGCCGGAGGTTTCGTGATACAGCTCCGCGCTGACCGGGGTCGTATTGCTGCCGGCGTCGACAAATTTCAACCAAGTGAAGCCAACGTTGGTGATGGCCGGCGCGGTTATGGTGATGAAACCATTTTTGTCGTAAGTAAAGTGCGACGTTCCGCCGACCTGAAAATCCCAGTAATTCGAGCCGGAGGCGGAAGACGTGTCCGTGACGTTCAGCTTGAGGCCGGTGTGCGTGGCTCCGTCTGTCCAGATGGGCGAGACAGAAAAATCGCCGGAGGAGTTGGTGCCGGAAGCGCCGCTCGCAGCGGTGTTCAGCGCCGTAAGGAGCTTCGCCAACAGAGTGGCCTGATTGTCATTCGCCGAGCCGAGTGTGCCGAGGCGTTGCAGAATTTTCCGAAGGAGGACCTGAATGGAATCCGTGCCGTCCGGATTCAGGTTGACGTATGACAAGCTCATAATGAATCAGAATCAAAAAGGCCGAGCTGGATTTCAGGTCCAGCCCGGCCTCGCTACCTACAGACCGGCGTTAGCAGACGCCGACAGTCGTGAACGTGTCAGCCCCCGTGTAGCTCGAAGAGCTCGGGACATCGCAAGCAGCCAAGCCCAGGTCGGCGCGGCAACGCTTGTAGAGGATGGGGATGACGAACTGCGGGCGCTCGGGCTGATACGCACGCGTAATCTGATACTTGTGCCAACCGAAGTCGCCCCAGGCGTTACAATCGTTGTCCATCAAGTAGTGCCAGTCGAGCTCACCCATGGCGAGCTGGGGCGCGAACCGGAAGCTGGATTCGCCCACGTATTTCTCGGGGACGAGGCGCTTGAAGGAGCCCTTGAAGAACAAGAAGCCCACTTCGTAGTTCGCAGCCGCCCAAGCCGGATTCAGCTTGGCGTAGGCCGTGTTTTTGGTGGCGTTAACCACCGTGGTCAGCGGGTCGACAAGGTTCAGCAAACCAGAGGCCGCGAAGCCCGTGGAACGCAGCGGACGCTGGTCAATACCAAAAGCGACGCCCCGGTAAGCACCCGCGGTTTCCCACGAGTAGCCACGGAGAGACTCTTCACCAAACTTGTAGCTGCCGTTGACGAACGAGAGCAGGACGTCTTTCACGTCGGCTTCATTCCGCAGGCTCTCGATAATGTCGGAGCTGCCGATGAAACGCGCGTGCATCTGGCCTTCGCCGTTCGCATCAAACATGTCGCCGAAAAGATTCTCGGTGACGTAACGCACGATAGCGTGGATGGCCTTGAAGGAAATCGGGCCAGTGGGGAGGAGGTTCGCGAACTTGACGCCGAGGTCAGTTTCCTGACCGCCAGTGAACAAGGAGTCGAAGTCGTAGCCGGCAACGGCGTTGAACTTCGAGGCCGAGCGCAAGTAGAGCTGCGCGCGGATGTCCGCGTTGATGTATTGAGTGACGAGCTTCTTCAGCGAGTCTTCCGCAGCGGCATACGCCGTCTTGTAGGAAGAATAGCCTTTCTTCATACAAACGCGGGGACCCTTGCCGCGCTTCGATTCGAGGCGGGCAGTGAAGTCGATGGCGTCCGTCAGGTCTTGCAACCCTTGGGTTCCGCACAGGTCGGTATCACAAACGAACGTCGGAATGGCCAACGAATCGCCGGGAGCGGCCTGCATCTGAACCGACTGACGAATTTCGTCAGAGGTGCCGGAGGGGAAAACCCCGCCGTCGAGGACGTTAACAAATGGAGCATTGGCGGCAAGCGTCTTCGCGACGGAGCCAACAAGGCGGGAGGTGTCTTTCCGAGAGATGTCGGAAAGAGTTGAGGGAGCTACACAATCAGCCACAAAAGTGGGTCTTTCTTTGGAACCGACCGGGGTTGGCCGGCGTCCGGGTTTCTTTGATGCCTGCTACAACGTGTAACCGGCGTTGGTTCAGTCACTTAGACTGAGTCAGCTTCGCGAGCCGCCGAAGCGGATAGGCTCAAAGTCCACCCGGAACTTAGGTGGGAGATAGTTCCAAGGGAAAGATTGTCGGAAGAAGGGAAAACGTCAAGAAGAAAAGGTGACCGGCGGCGGGACTCGAACCCGCTTCTCTCTGCCTTACCAGTAGCTAGCTGGCATATTGGCAAAGCGAGAAGTGCCGTGCGCTTACTCGCGAGGCTCGCGCCACGTTTCCTCCCCGTCGGTCATAGATTGGTGGGCAAGCCGTGGTTCTCGCACCCACGGACATCAACCCGAGTATGGTGGCCACCTGCACTCGAGGACGGCCTTGTTTCGCCGCGTGTTTTATTTCACCACTCGCCCATAAAATTGGTGCGTCAGGCAGGAATCCCACCTGCTGACCCGCATTCGAGCCGTTTCTGGGGGCCGGTGACCCATTCAAGGGCCGTCCGTTAGGGGCGCTCCGGTCCAGTTCTGACGCGCCGATAGTCTATCACGCTTCAGATGGAAGTCAACCGATACTTTTCCCGAACAAGCTTGATGACGGAGTCGTCCTTCACGCCGTGGAGAAAACACACCTGCTCTCGCAAGAGTTGCTCGAATCGTTCCGGAGCGAGCGTGGCGGTCTGCCACCAAGAGCGGAAAAGGTTCGAGTTCTTCCAGCCCCAGGTCTTGAACTGCGGCGCGAGGACGAAATCCCATCCGCCGTGCGGGCTGCATCCGCCGACGCGGCGCGCAATCCATTCCAGGAATTTCTGGTCGCAGGAAAACATCGCGTTGCCGTTGATGTGCGGCTTTGGATATTGCTGCAGCGCGCCCATGATGTTGGCGGGCCGGCACGTGTCCCATTCCTCCGAGAGCATCTGAATCCAATTTGGACAGAGCGGGAACGCGTCGGCCTCGAACGTGAGCACGGCCTTGTAGTCGGCCATACGCTTCGCTTCGACTCCGTAGGTAAAAACATAATCCATGCCACCAAACCAAAGCTCGTTCGGTCCGAAGGGCCAGCCGGTCGCGCGTCGACGATTGACAAAAGAATGCACGTTGAATTTTCTCGAAACATACCGGATTGTGTCCTGGTCGTGCTCGCAATCAAAGCGGCTCAAAAATAAAAAATCGGCTTGATGAGAGTGTCGAGGCTCCAGGTCGGCAATTAGCCGTGCAACCTCCATAGCTTGCGCGCGGTCTTTTTCCCAAAACTGGAGCATCAACAAAATTTTTCGCGTATCGTTCATTCGTGCCTTCGTAGATATTTAATTGCCCGTTCCAAAACTTCGACTTGGTCGTCGGCCATTCCTAGGATTGTGTTGCATTTCAGACACAACATTTCTCGAATTTTTTGGGTTCTATGGGAGTGGTCTATATGAGTGGCCTCCGCACGTCCACAAACGCCACAGAGATTCCCCTGAGCGGATTTCAATTTTTCTGCGTCCGCCAGAGTGATTCCATACAGACGTCGGAGGTGTTCGTTTTTACGTTTTCGTTTGAAGTCAAAATTTTCGTTTTGGCTTGAATACCATTTAGAATTGCATTCCTTACAATACCGTTGTCTCCCGTCCGAACGAGAAGAATCTTTTGAGAAGGATTCAACTGGTTTGGGGATGTGACATCTACTGCAGGTCTTCATTTCAAAATGGGGTAAACGCAACCCCCGACGTGGCCGCACCAGAGGCCGATATCGACATAAGGCTGGTGCCCGCTTTGAGTTGCTCGAACGCAAAGCTGAACATCCTCGCCCATGCCAAGGCTGGAGTGAACGGATGACCGATGCTTTGCTTCCTTCAAGATTCGTCCGGCTTCTTCGATGGACATGTCGGCTTCGTCAAGAACGCGCGCGATGGCTTTGTGCATGTCGTGCTCCGAGCTCGTGAACCACTGACCCACGCCGTTATTAGCTTCACGGCTGAGATGAGGAAACTCGCGCTCAATGTCCAGAAAAACCGTGCGGTGGAATAGACAGACTCCAGTCCCGACCCATTTAGTAGGGCGGAGCTCGTCGCGAGGGCCATCACGGCGAAGCAACTTCTCCATCGCCTGCCCTTCCGCGAACACCGGATGGCCTGCACGCCAGCGGCCAAAATAAGTCGCCCCAACCAATGTTTTCCCATGCGACAAAAGTCGATTGATGGTGTGCTGTCCCGCGAATTTCTCGGGGAGATTGAATCCCGTGTTTCCGTTGAACCACGCAGCATCGCCGAACGGCATCACCATGTCGTCGTCGACCATAATCATCCAGTCGAGCGAGGAGTTGACGAACTGCGTGGCCAGCTTGTTCCGAGAGTGCGCAATGAATGCGTCTCCGAAGCCCAAGGCATAGGCCATCTTGGTCCGGTCAGACATCGCCAACAACGCGAACGTTGTCAGAGGCGATGCCGACTTATACCAAGGAAGGGCAACAAGAACCTTGCGCCCCTCCCGCAGTGAATCCGGGTCGACCGTCACGAACGCGCCTCCGCCTCGGCTTCAGCCTCCTTGCGGAGTCGGTCGAGGGCTTCGCCCGTCGTTTCGTTGAGATTGATTTTTCCTGCCGGTTTCGCCGAAGGCGTAATCGGGGCCGAGGAAGCGAGTCGCCCAGAGGAAGACTTTTTAATTCGGTCAATCATGGCCTTCGCGTCCGCGAGTTCTTTCTCCAGGCTCGTGATTTTGGCCGCGCTCGTGGTCTTCAAAAGCTCGAACTCAAACTGCAGCTTCTGCGAGATGGCGTAGCCACCCATCAGGAGCGCCTTCATCCCGGGCGTGTTGTCCTCCATGGCGTCCTTGAGGTCCGCGTTGATTCGGTCCACGAGGCTGTTGTGCTCCTCCGCAATTTTTCGCTTGTCGGCGGGCGCGTCTTTCGGAATTTCCTGCTTCACGAGCCATGGGATTTTTGGAACGACGGTCTTAGTCCATTCGTCGTTGGTCTTCGTGGCGAATTGCGCGTCGTCGTGAGAGAGCTCGCCTTCGCGGCTCTTCAAATACTCCGTGGCGTTTGCCTTCGCCGTTTCAATGGCCTTCTTCCGCTTCTCCGCCAAGTCCTCATTTTCCACGAGCTTCGCGTCGACGTAGCGACGCAGGCTGGCCGGAATCTTATCCGCCAGGGCGTCCCAGTTCACGTTCTCAGGCCCACCAAGCTCCTTGATTTTCTTGATGCTGTCCTCAGAAAATCCGTTGGCCGAGAGGCGCGAATAGATTGACTCCACGTTCGAGGTGATGGTCGCGTCGTATTCCTTGAACTTCGGGTCCGCCTCCACGTCCACCTTGGCGCGGAATTCGCGCAACTCTTCGAGCTCTTTCTTGGCCTCCGCGGGGAGACCGTCCTTCGCGGTCTTCTCGAGCTCAGCCATCTTGGCCTTCAGCTCTTCGCGCTCTTTCTCAACCGCGGCGATTTTCTGGCGCGCGATGGTCTTGACCTGAGCGAAAGACTCCGCGGTCTTCGGCTTGGTGTAAGGCGGCAACTCGACGGCGTCGAGGTCGTCTTTCTTGGCGGCAGCCGCCTCGGCGGCAGCTTTCTCGTCGGCGGCTTTCTTATCCGCGGCGGCCTTCTCGTCGGGAGTAGGCTGTCCGCTTGGAGGCGTGGCGGCCTTCTCGGCGGCAGCTTTCTCAGCGGCGGCCTTTTTGTCGGCTTCCGCTTTCTCGGCTGCCGCGCGCTCCTCCGCCGTCGGTTCGTCCGCGGCACGGCGCTCATCTAGCGGCTGACCGTCGGGAGAAAAACCGGCCTCGGCAAGCATCTTGTCGAGGGCTGCAGAGGTGTCGGGGTCGTTGGTAGTCCCACCGGCAAGGTGGCCGTCGGCGGTTGTGGCTGCGTCAATCTCGTCTGGCATAGGTTAGCTGGGTCGTTGGTTCTGTGATTCGTCCCACTTACTGTCGTCTTCCAAGTCAGGAAATTCCTCCTGCGCCGGTTTTGACGGTTGTGGGGCCTCACGCGTGAGCGCGAGTAAATTGCTGAGAGCGGCTGTGTATCCTTTTACCTCGCCGCTGGCAACCAGTGTGCGGTTGACATCAGACCCGTCCAGGAGGGCGGGGGCGAAGTAGGAGACCCAGGCGAGCGCGAGCTGGCCGGAGTCAGAGTTGAGGAACGTCCGAAGGTTCTCCGCATGCACGGAGTCCCAGTCGGCGGGTTGTGAGCTGCTAAGGTTGGGCGAGGTAGCCATAAAAAATTATGCGGGCGGCGCGACACCGGGAGGCGCAGCCGGAGCGGGAACAACGGCGTCTTCAGGAGTGCCCGCGGCGTGGCCGGCAGCGGTAGCCGCCGCTTCCTGCGTCTGAGCTTGCGCCTGCGCGAGCTGCTCGATTTGCTGCATGGAGGACGTCAGTTTGTTGATGATGTCCGCGGCTTGCTTGAGCTGGTCTTTCGGGGCCCCGCTTTGCTCCGCGCCTTGAAGATGTCCTTGCGCGTGCTTGAGCATTGAGCCAAGAATCGCGACGCCGCCGGGGTCTTGCGCCGCCACCTGCGCGGCCTGCTCCATCGCGGGGATGAGCACCCCGAGGTGAATCAGATGGTTATCGCGCGGAGAAATAGGAACGTCGGTGCCTTGGCCGGCGATGAGCATGAGCTCGAGCTGCTGCAGCCGAGTTTGCTCGGCCTGGACGGTCGGGTCGTTGTCGGGCAGCAACACGGCGTCGGCAAATTCTTCGTCGACTTGCGCGGTGAGCTTTCGGCGCTCGAGCTCTTTCTGATTGTAGAGCGGGTTGCCACGGCCTTCAGCAGCGATAACCACGATTTTCTGGCGCTCGATTTCCGTGTAGTCTGCCACCGTCTCGGCGACCGGCTGCTCGGAGAGCTGGGTGAGCTCTTCGCGCGTCATGAACTCCAGCATCTTTTTCTGAAAAGCCTTCGCATCTTCGTCGACGACGTCCGGGCTGCAAATACGCTTCTGCATTGTCGACATCATCGTGGCGAACTGCCCGAGAGCGCGCGCGGTGATGTTGTCGCGGGATTCTTCTTCGCGACCCGCAAGGAGGTTGACGGCGGCAGCGGTGACGCGTTCGCCTTCGAGCGCTTTCGGCGTGACGGCACCCGCGAGCTGGTCGAGCAACGAGGTCAGGAACTGGTCGAGCTGGAGAAAATTCTCGATGCCGGGGTCAATCTTGCGTTCAGTGATTTGATACCCTTGGCCGATGAGAATAGCATTGCCGACCACGGACATCTTGAACCGACGAAGCGCTTTGTCATCTCCTTGGATGATGATTTTTCCAGCGAGATTCAGGCGGTCAACGATTTCGTTGCGCGCGCGGTCGAGCATGGCGGCCATGCTGTAAATCTGGCGACCGATTCCCTTCGAGCCGTGCAGCGTGCCGTTGCCATACTCGAACGAGAAAAAGGCGGAGGCATCGGCCATGCTCGGATACTGGTCTTCCCGCTCGAAGAGCATGTCGTTCTTCGGCTCCTTGCTTTCCTTGCCGGTGCCGCAGTCGAGGAGGATGTAATGCGAAACCTTGCCGTCAATTTCCTGCGCGAGCACGTGCCACACCGGAACGATAAGCGAACCGTTTTCGTGCGACAACCCGACGTTCGCTTCGCGGACCAAATCTTCATAGATGCGCTCCCAGCTTGACTGCTGCGAGCGGCGCGTATCGGGGATGGCGTTGTTGATGGCCGTGACAGTGTTCGGAACATTCCAACCGGCGGCTTTCGCGGCTTCTTTGTCTTCAATGAGGCTGAAGAGCTCGTGGATGAGATACTTCTTGCGAAGCGTGAGCACCTGCGCGCCGCTGGCCTCTTGCTTCGTCCCTGTCGGAACAAAGCCCATGTCTTGACGAAAAAATTCCGGCATCCATCCGAACTCGTCCAGCCACGCCACGATGGCGTAACCATAGAGGACGTCTTCCATGAATACCTCGGTCAGGAAGGAATCCCAACCGGGCCGGGAACGAACGAGCTTCGTGATTTCGCGGCGGAACATCTCGCTCTTCACGGCGTTGCCCGGCACGTTGTCGGGCAGCATGGAGTTGGTGAGATACTTGACCGCCTCCAGTGCTTTGCGAAGCCGGGGCGTCACCTTGTTCACCAACATTGACAGCGGCTGCGTGGTGAAGTTACTCTTCCAGCCGAGGCCGTCCGCTTCGAGCGAAACCTGTTTAAACGGTTTTTCAGAGTTGACCTTGGCCGCAATACGAGCGTTGCGAACGTTTCGCTCCTTGGCAGCGAACTCCAGGCTCACCGTGAGTGCGCGCGCTTGCTTGGCGTCCGAGATGGCGCGGCGTTGTGGCTTCAGCGCAGATGTAAGTCCGGGCGTGTTGATGGTCCCAGTAGTGGAGCCATCGGAGGCCGGATTGCCGAAGCGTTCAGAAGGGCGGGGCATGTTAACGTTAGAAAGATGTGAACCAGCGCCACTTTGTCAACCCCTGATGGGGCCAGAGCCCCTTCGGGCATTTTTCTGTTCGGAGCTGGGTCTTCAATGGGACGTAGCACGTGCAGACCTTGCACTGCTCCCATTCTGGGTCGAAAAATTCACAGGACGCGCACACCCGGCGGCGGTCTTCAATAGTGCCGGCGTCCGCCAGCGGGTTACCCCGCAAGCCCGCCCAAGCTGCCCGGCAAGCCGCCGCGATAGCGCGCAGCGGGTTCGGAAATCTCAAGAACGCCTCCAGCACTCTGGGGGCACCATGGATGGGTCAACCGGCGGAAGGCCAATGTGGACAGTGGTTTGGCAGTCCTCCCCGAGAGCGGCGCACGCGTGCAGATTCTGATGCTGGCTGGCCGCGCCGTCGAGAATTACCTTACGCCCCGACCGCACAGCGTTTAAACACGATTCGCAGGCAGACGACAACGCCTGCTGCCGCGGGCACCGCGCGCAGATTGCAGCCCGTTGAGCCGCAACATCATCGGGCACGCGCCCGAAGGCGCGGGGATTCAGCCGGCGAATCTCGAGCATGTTGCTGAACCATTGCAACACCCTCTGGTTAAAAGACATGGAGTGGGGCTGCGACGGCTGTGGGGCGGAAGTCCGGCAGTGACTGGGCATCCGGGCGCAATACTGGTTGAAAACGTCCACCTCCGGGTCGCGCACTGGCAATCCGTTGCGGACGCGATAGTCGCGCACAAGTTGAATGAGGTTCCTCCACCCGTCCCCGCGGAACCGCGTGCCGTCGGCCTCGACGTAGAAATATCCACCATCTGGGTAGAGATTAGGGTTCGGTCGAGTATCCACAAAAAGAAAGATTCTAGTCCCGGACGTCAACGTCAAGGTCTTCCCACCGGTTATCCACGGAGATGCGCGGGCCCTCGTGCTCTTCCTCGTCTCGGTCAAGCGCCGGATTCTCCACCGAATTCTCCGGACTCATGCCCGGGACGAAGCCGAAAGATTTCCGAGCCGCCTGCACCAGGAGGCACATTCCGTCGGCTTCGTCTGGCGACTTGCCGGCGTTGCGCGACTTGTAGTCGGGCTTGCTTTCGACGTGAGCGCGCTTGCCTTGCTGCCGGAAGCGTCGACCCGTCATTTGTGTGAAAAGTTCCCCGGTCTCGATTCCGCTCGAGAGCTTCAGGTAACCGAACTCAATGAACTTTCGGAGCGCGAACCAAAGCTCGCTATTCGCGCGCGAATACAGTTCCTTGGCAATGTCGTGGTCTTCCACCATGATGCGCGTCTCGCTCGCGCTTTCAGAAAAATTGACGCCGATGACTTCACCCCACTCGAAGCGCAGCAGGTCGTAGACACCTTGGCCGTTGCCCGTCCGGTCCACGCACAGGTTGTCTGGACGAATGCCGAAGCTGCGCGATACGCGGATAATTTCGTCCTTCATCGCGACGGTATCTCCGCGCGGGAGCTTGAGCGTCGTCTCCGCAAAGAGCACGTAACGCGGGCGCTTCTCGCCTTTGTGATTTTTGAACATCACCACGTTGCCGTTCGGAAATTCTAGCGACGGCGGGTAACGAAAACCCGTGGCCATGCCGAAGCAGCCTTTTTGGAAGACCGCGACGTCTCCGCCCTCGAGCGCCAAGTCCACGGCACCCACGGGAGTGGGATTGTCATACCAGATGGGTTCCGCCTTGATTTTGAGCAGCAGCCCCGGCGGAATGATTGAGAGCGAAGTTCCCGTGGGCGGAAAACAACCGCGGCCCATCGACCAGTAGCCGGGCGAATCCGTGCCGCCGGAGTTCTGAATGAGGAGCTGGAAGCCGGCGTATGTCTGCAGGCCTGGGAAAACGACTTTCTGCTGAACCACGTTTTCGCACTTCGCTGCGTCCAGTCGCACAACGCGCCAGCCGCGCGTAGAAATCCAATCGTAGTCGGCATCCGGGTCGAACTTGCCCCAGCCTTCGGGCGGCTCGCACCGCTTGCCGACTTCGTCCTGCTGGTCCGTCGGGTTGAACGCACCAATGATTTTGAGCGTGCTGTCTCCGGCCATGCCGGTGATGACGTTGTCGATGTCGCGCCAGATGCCCATCGGGATGTTCGCGATTTCGTCCAGGAAGACGAACATGCGCGTCATGGCCCCAAAGACCGGATGCGCCTTTTTCCGGCTCACGCGTTTCACGCCTTGCAATCGGCCTGCGCCGGTCTTGCCGAGCGGGATGACCGTGCCCGCGATTGCGCCCTTACGGGCCTTGCTGTCGGTGCCGATGAAAAGCTCCTTCGGCTCTCCCGGAAGCGGGATGGCCGAGTTCTTGTGCAGCGTGACCAGATGCGTGAAGAGATTGTCCTTGAGATGTTCCTCGGAGGGCCCGACCACTTTCACGTTCGTATATTCCGGGTCGCGGACCCATTCGAGAAAGAGCCGCACGCCCATGCTGTAGGATTTCGACATGGAGCCTGCGCCCATGAGCAAAATCATGTTCGATTCCTCGAAGGCTTTCCACACGCGTTGCGTTGACTCGGGCCGGGAATCGAAAAGAGCGGGGCCCCACAAAAGCTGGGCCGCCTCTTCATAGCCGTCGTTCTCGAGCAGCCAATGCAACAGCGTCGTGAGCACCGCGGTGGCCTGTGGCTTGGTTTCAACCGGCGGGAGGATTCCCGTCAAGCGTTTGACGAACTGCGCGTAGATGCGCGCGCCGCCGAAGTAGTCGTCGGAGTGCAGCTTTGCGGAAACTGCATCGACGAGAGCTTTCTGTGGGCAATCCGCGGGGAGCATTAGAAAGAAGAGATGACCAGCGGGAGCGTCGCGCCGCAGCTGGCGACTACGAGCGTGGGCGGGGAGTATGCGCGCATGACGTGATACTCAAGCCCGGCCAGTAGAGGTTCGATGCACTCCACGTTTTCTTGTTCGTAGTCGTGCACCACGAGATAGCGGCTGAACGGAAGAAGTGTGGCGAAGTCCTGCGCGCGCCGCATTCCGCCGGGGGAGTTGTCGATGAAGGACAATCCGAATGGCAGCGGCTGAAAAGTCTTGGTGAGCTTAGTGAGCTCGGCGTAGTAGTCTCCGAGGATGAACTCGTGCCCGGGATTCAGATACTTGTCTTTGAATGGCTGCCCCCATTCCGAGTCGGCCTCGACCGAGATGAGCGTTCGCCCCGCAGGGAGGCAGAGCGCGTGCAAGAACGGCGTGGAGAAATGACCTACGCCGACTTCCAGGACGGGCCCGATGGATTGAGAGAAGCACGCCGCAATGGCCGGGAGATGACTGCCCCACTTGAGGCCGGCTGCGAGTTCGGGGTGAATGTTCACGAACGCCGCCCCTCCGCCCAAGCCTTTTTTAGGCTTTCACTTCGCTTTTTGCGAGTCTCATCTGAGATGACCCGAATCTTGTTAGCCCGGGACACGGCGGCTCGCATGGATTCTGTCACGATTCGATTTGTGCTCATTTTCTCACAGGTCTCTTTTGATTTTTTCTTCCCCAGATTAGCTGCAGCAATTTTTTCTCGAGTTTCTTTTGAGTGTTTTCGCCCTTTAAATGTCGGACCGCCTTCTCCGCCGTCCAATTGATTTGTAAGCTCTACCCCAATCGCCCGAAAAACTCGAATGTATTCCCGCTCCCAAAATTGCCACTGAGATTCCGGAACCTCATCTAAAATCTCCATTATTGGGCGGAGCCCAATCCGTTCTAGGGACCGAACCCATGCTCCACGATGAGAATTTTCTTTCCGCCTTTCCCAATGATTCTCTGCTCGTTTAGCCGGGAAATCCGATTTTCCCACATACCGGATTCTCCCAGTCCGAGGGTCTGACAGCGTGTAGATGAAAGTGGTCTTCATCCCAGCACGTCGCGGATTATTTCTCGCGGAGTTTTTCCATGTGTATTTTTTCCGGGGGCGTAATCCAATGCCAGCGTCTGAGGATGGTCCAGGCCCCCATGACTCCAGAATTGCGCGATGGAATCGGAGAGCGGCGTGCGATACTCCACGTAGCTCGGGTCGCTCGGCGAAGCGTGCAGCCACGTGTAGCGCTCCGGCATGAACTTGAGTGCGTAGCAGCCGAGGATGTTCGACTCGCTCAACGGGTGGCCCTTCTTGTAGATGTAGTCCTCGAACGCCATGCCGTGTCGGTCCTCGATGTGCTTGCGCACAGCGGGAAAAAGCTCGCGTGGATAGACGAGCGGAAGCCGGCGCATCGTCTCGTTAGGACAGGAGAAGCCCAGCACCTGCTCTGTCGAGCCTTGCCACATGCCGACGGCGTCCATGTTGCCGAGCTCCGCATAGCTGTTGTAAAGCATGACGGGCTTGTCCCGGAACCAGTAGACGTCCGGAGCGAATCGACGGAAGGCCATGCAGTCAGAGCCGAGCAGGTAGATGTAATCGGCGCTGGGGCACATGATGTCCGCGCACATCATCGCAATTTGCGCGCGCAGGAATCCGGTGCCGGGGCCACGTCCGTCTTTAGCGCACAAGTGAGCGCCGTCCGTGTATTGCTTCGCGCTGCGCACCTCGTGACGCTCGACGCACACGACCGGCGGCAGGAAGCCTTCGCTGAACCTGCGGAGGCTTCGGAGATTCACGTCGAGCCATGGGAAATCTTTCTCGTAGCTGGCGATGAAAACTTCATGCGTGCTCATAGGATGCCGAGGGATTGAAAATACTGACGCGGAGACTGGTGAATGCCGCCGATGATTTGTGGACGGTCCTGCTCAAAGGTCGCGTCCAACCCGCCGTGGCTCCACGTCTGCGTCACCGCGCACGGCGGAAATCCGTGCGTTGTCAGATGATGCCAGTGATACCGGTCGCGGAAAAACTTGTCGGCTACACCACCGAGCGTCTCGAACTCGCAGAACTGCTGGGGCCATTCGTTTCGACCGGCCACGACATGTGAGATGATGTCGGTCTGGAAGCGCGCCTCGATAATCTCGCGCGCTTTCGGATACACCTCGCGTAGGTGGACGATAGGCATGCGCGTCATGGTCTGCCGGATGACCGGCCAGCCGAGCGCGAAATCAGCGGCGAACTTCCACAGATAGGCCCCGCGCTGGAAGTCGATGGAGCGCCCGGTGAATCCCATGAACGTCTGCACCTCGTCGCGTTCAACGGGACGCGTGAGCAGCTCGTCAAAGTCACGGAAGGTGACGACGGGTTTTTCATCGACCAGGAAGGAGTGCGGGTTGCACGGAGCGTTGAAAACGCAGTCGGCGTCGATGTGAAAAATATGGGAGGCGTCCGAGGGGAAGTGGGTGTCCCCGAGCATCTGCATCGCCATGTGCATGACCATGCCTTTGCCCGGCGGTTCGTCAATTCCAACGACGTCGACACAAGCGCATAGCTTCTGAAACGCCGGAACGTCCGCGCGCGGGACAATCACCTTTGCATACGAGAAACCACTCGTGAACTTCACGAACGAGTTGAGACTCGCCTCGAAGAACGGGAGGTCTTTGGCGTAGGTGACCCAGAGCAGCGCAGCCTTCACTTGAAACAATACCAGCTTGTGCAGCCGCCGCCTGTGACGTGAACCCGCTTGTGATGGATAGTAGACCACCGGTCAACCGCGGACTTGGCATAGCAGAACTTGCCGTCGAGTTCCGTGTCGTAGTAATCATGACCGGAGAAGAGCCCGCCCGCCTTGACTTTGGGCCACCAGAGTTCCAGGTCCTGCGTGACGGCCTCGAACGAGTGGTTGCCGTCGATGTAGACGAAATCAAGGGAACCGTCGGGGAAAAGGGGCGCGGCCTCGTGAGAAAACATCCGGTGGAGCTGGGCGCGGTCGCCGAAGCGCTCCGTGTTCTTCTTGGCTAAAGCCAACCAGTCTTCCCACGGCGCGGCGGTGTTCGTGATTTCCCGATAGACTGAGGAGTCCTGCTGCACCCACGGGTCGACGAGGTGAAGCATGCCCGGCCACTGCTCGAGGATGCGTTCGGAAAAGCCGCCGAAAGCGCAGCCAATTTCAACGCCTTCCGTCTCGAGCTCGAGGTCGCAGAGGAACTGGCCGAAGCCGTGCCGGTGGTAGAGCTTAGGTAGCATAAAGCAAGCGGGGGATGGTTGCTCCCGCGTAACGTGTGGGTTCCGGGTCGCCGATGACCATTCCGGTGTGACGCCTACGATGTTCCCCGCTTCGCCCGCACTTATCTCCGACAAGCGGAGTGGCTGGGCCTGTTGTCTCGTTTCGCGTCAAATTGGCGACCGGGCAAACCGTTAGGTCTGACTGGCGTTGGCGGCCCGCATCGGTTGCGACCCGACTCTCACCGTTCCAACACTCGTTCCGGCCAGAAAATGGCACCACCGGCAGGGATTGAACCTGCCCACCGGGATTTGGAGTTCCAGTCGGCCCCAGGCATCACGGTGGCGCACGAGCCGAGGCGGAAACCGTCTTCGCCGCGAGGGCTCAAAATTGGTGCCCCGAGAGGAATTGAACCTCCATTCGACTTCGTTACTCTTCGCGAGCCTCCGTTGGGTTTACTTAAGGCACCCGACGTCACATCCGTTACTTTCACGTTGCGGACTTCTACCGCGGACCTACCTAGGGCAAATTGGTGGGTCCACTATCGTGACCCTATCCGCCGGGTTCTTACCGGAGCGAACGGAAGCACCGTTGCTTGCTTTTGGTCTCACGGTTCTGGAATGTTCCGCCCCGTCCGCCGTCGCGGGCTGCCTTGCGTCCCAAATTGCACGGCTCTCATTACGCAGGAGCCGTCTGCGTGGCCTTCTAGCTGGCCTGCGTTCAAGTAGGACCATTTGCTCAGTTACCCGAGCAGCTTCCTCTTGTCGTTCCGGTCACCCCTCTAGGATGACAAGTTTGGTTGCGGGGGGAGGAATCGAACCTCCGACCTTCAGCTTATGAGGCTGACGAGCTGCCACTGCTCTACCCCGCAAATTATTACACAGAAAGATTCCCCACGAAACCGAATTTGTCAACTCTTAGCCTTCGGTGGAAAAGACATGACCTGCAAGTCGTTCCCGATTTCGTCCACGCGAAGCAGATACCCCTGCTTGCAGAACGCCGCGACGCCCTTCGTAAGGCTCTCCGGACAGTTCTTTTTGAGCAGGAGGTTACTAAGGCCGAGCTCGTGTAAACGGTCGACGATGGTTTCCGAGTTGGCGGGGACAATCAAGGCACTCATTCGATATTCTGTCCGAGGATGCGCCCGGTGTTGCGCTCGACGCACACGCAGCGGTCGTCCCAAAGTTGGAACATCGACATGTCCTTCTCGTGTGTCACCGGGAGAACCCAGTTGAAATGCTTCCAGCACCACTGCTCGATAAACTGGCGGGCTGCCTCGCCCGACACCGGATGCGCCACGCGCGCCGTGAAGATGCGAACGTTCTTGCCTTCCGCGAGCCATTTCTTCACCCGCTCGGCCATGGCCGGAATGGGGTCACCGATATGCTCGATGCCATGCCAGCCGTCGTAATGCGCAAGCGTGCCGTCGAGGTCCACGCCAATCCATCCCTTCGCCACGACGTAGGTCATCATGGCTGGTCCCTCCGGATGACGGTAAGCTCCGCGTTCATCCCCTGGGCGGAGAGAAACGCCGTCGCGATGCGCATCCATCGGAATGCGCAGGACGAGAAAAAGCGGTCGCCATACCGCAGCGTGCGGTAGCCGGCCACGAAGGGCACGGCGAGCGTGATTAGCCCCAGCGACACGAAGTAGAGAAACACTAGGGTCAGGTTGTGACGGATTTTGTTCATAGGCCTTCGACTTGGATGATGCAGCTCTTGTTGTTTAAACAAACAGGATTGCTTGTCAGCACCGCGGCGGCTGCCTCCGCCGTGTGGAAAACTGCTATCGCGCCTTGCCCGGCCTTCGGGTTCATGAGCGCATGCAACGTGCCGCGCGGCGACTTAATGAGAATGATGAACGACTCCCCGTTCTGCTCCTCCGTCGATTTAACCGGCGCTTGAGCTGCCGGTCGCTTCAGCGCTGGCAGCGTCGGACCCGGCTTCAGGCCAAGGTCCATCGCCGGAATTTTTGCTGGCGGCGTCGGCGCGGCCAGCGATTCGGATTGCGGCGACGTAATAACGCTGGCCGCAGGCGGGACATTCGGCGTCGATGTGATGATGGGAGCAGGCGTCGCAGCCGGCGAGGGCTCGGAACGGTTTTTCTTTTGTTGGCTCATAACGGCAACTAGGCCTGGGGCAGGCCACGGAGTTGATTGTGCAAAACTGTATCCCTGACGGGACGCGAACGACAAGCGGAAACGCGGCCATAAATCATGAAAACGGCGGACTTGTTCCAATACGTTCCCCCGTTCGGCGCGGGGATTCTCTGCGCGTTCATCCAATTGGCGATTTCCTGAAATCGGGCCCCGCGTTCGCGCATCTCGAAAATTGCCCGGCCAAGGTCCGCGTTCTCCGGCTTCGCTTCCCACGGCAGACGCGCGCAGCAATTGCGTCCCAGTTCTTGGGACTTCCTGTCCCGGGCCGCCTTCAGCTTCTTGACGAGGTTGTTCTTCTCCCACTGGGCGAGAACGCCCATCATCTGGCGTATCATCACGCGGCTCGGGTCGTCGCTATTGGTCAAGTCGATGTCGCCTGCGGCCTCGAAAATCTGCAGCCCCGCCTTGCGGGCATTATCAATCAACACCTCGCTCACCATCAGGTCGCGCGCCAGCCGGTCCGTGCGTTCCACGATAATCGCCTCGACTCCCGTGCCGGGGCCAATCATTGCCAGCATCTCAGAAAAAGCTGGCCGGTCCGCGCCGTCCGCGTCGCCGCTGACGGCCTTCTCCTCGAACCATCGCATAACCGCGTAGCCCTTGGTCTCGCAATACGCGTTGATGGTCTCGCGCTGACGGTCGAATCCGTCCCCAGCAATCTGGCTTTTGCCCGACACCCGCAAATATCCGAAGACTCTCTTCATGTCCTGAAGCTACACCCGCCGGGCTGCGGTGTCAAATTCTTTCGCCTGGGTCCACTGCTCAATCGCGCGGAAATACATCTGGCGTGTTTCCTCGATGCACTGCTTCTCCGAAACGTTGGCACGCGACGCCGTGAAAAATTCATGCACCTGCCCGCCAATTAGGTCGACCTCGAACACTAAGGTGCCGCGGTCCGGGCATTCCCTCAGCGGAGTGATGCAAGCGATGGCGTCCACCGCAAAAATCGTTCCGTCGATTTGAATGGTCGCCTTCATTTCCAGGTGAACGAGACAGCCCCGTTGGTCGGATTGACGGACCAGTAAGCCGCGCCGTGCGTGACCGCGTCCTTCCTCCAAGAGCTGCTAGCCAGAACCATCCCGAGAACTGTGCCGAGCACTGCCCCGATGATGAAAGAAATAAGTTGTCCGTCGCCTTCAGATTTCATGGCGTTGAGTAGAGTGCTTTGGGTTCGTTGAGGTCGATTCTCCAGCGCCCCTTCTCTTGCATGCTGTGTCTCATCGCCTCTTCAAAACCGTCAAACCTGCCGACTAGCTCCCACTGGCGGGGAGCCACTTCTTTGTAAAGCGAATATGTCGTCTTGTAATATTGGTCCATGCCTACTTATCGCACAGTTCCCGCATTCTGTCAAACACACCTTCGTGTGCCATCGCGTGCAGGAGGACGGAGTAGAGCTTGAACCAGCCGCGCTTGTGGTTTTGAAAAGGCAGGTGAGCCAGCTCATGCGCCATCGTGTCCACAATTTCCCACGCCCGCAGCCGCTTGCCGTTCTTCCGGCGGATGGTGATACGGACCCTGCCGTGCTTCGAGCAGGAGCCGTCATATAGGTCCCGGTTTCGCCGGGACATGTGAGAGACAGAAGTGAGACGGAGATGGAACCTGCGGGCGTAAAATTGTAGAGACGCCTCGACGTAACGCCACAGCTCCGTGTCGGCGGATTTCACCAGGAGATGGAAAAGCGGATGTCGGAGGAAGTCTCGAGGAAGGTCCAGGTAACCGTGAAGTTCCTGGGCGGCTTGCCGTAAGCGTCGGAGATGGCTCGGATGACGGCGTCCTGCACAATCGGCACCAGGAACCCGATGCGCGTCGCAATCGCGGCGATTTCTGTGCCGGATACGACGACGGAGACGGACCGGACGGTGGAGACGGAGTCGTCCTGGAGAAGCTGGAAAAGCTTCTCGTCGAGAGAATTCGAGGCCGACTGAAGGAGAGTGGCAGCGGCTTCCTGCGCGCGTGTTCGCAGGGCGGTCACTTTTTCGTCGGTTTTTTGTGCCAGTTGGTTCGCTGTCGATTTAGGTCTTGCCATGCCGGAAAGATGTGCCTCGGGGTCGTTTTGTCAAGCGGGGAAAAAGTGGTGTCTTTTTCTTACAGTGTCTTTGGCGGGACACTCGTGTAAACGCTTAATGCCGCCCGCGGTAGGAATTTTATGCCGCGCGCGGGAGTCTACGAGCGGAGTCCCACCCTCGCGCGATTCCCCCGTGGGGGAGGGGGGTCGGCGCGCGTTAACGATAACGTGGGCCTCAGAATCGACCGGCAAGTCTTGCCTACCCCTGGCTGTCCAATTGCCTTTAGACTTTTGCACACCCAAACCCCTTGCAGCCAAGCACGTTAACGATAGTGGGACATTTTGGCACACCTAACTGTGCCGTCTTGTCACACCTCCGCGGACGTTTGATTGTCGACCTCTTTGGTAGATTTTCGCTCGGTTGACTCGGCAAGAACTGCCTGGGTCTGCTCTGCGACAAGGAGATGTGTCGGAGTTTGAGACACGGCGGGAGAGTTCAAGGCGGCGAGGAGCGCGGCGTGAATCTGGGCTGCGCTTACCTCGGTGCCATCGGTCTCTGCCCGGTCACGGCGCTCTCCTGCGCTATCGCCGAGGGCGTAGTAGGACAACGTCTGCGCCTTCTCTGCGGCGGCCAGCAAATCAGCGAAGAACCGGGCGGAAGGATGCGCGTCGCCTTTCTTGTCCACGACGCTGATGCGGGCCATGAGCTTCTCGGGCGTGTCCTTGCTGAGCTCGAGTAAGAGCTTGTCGATAAGCAGCCGGATGCGATGCGCCTGACAGAAGTTCAACGCTCGATTAGTAGCCCGTTCAAAATCTCCTGGTTTTTCGCTGCGGCTCATCAGGCTGATTCGCTTGACCTTCTCAACCCAGCCCTCCTGTTCTGCCAACCACTGGACGAAATCTGGGTCCAAATCCAAAGCAGCCGCAGTGCGAGGGCCATCCCCCACAAGCGACATGTAGCACAAAAAGACTTGCGCTACATCCGTGCGCTGTTTGCGTTTCAAAAATTCGTCATTGCGACTCACGGACTTTTCCCTTCAGGGTTTGAGAAATTTTTTGACGCGTAGATTCCGGCAGGGCTCGTCCACTCAAAGCAGCCCTAATTTTCGCCCGCGTCTCTTCAGACTTCGGGGTTCCTTTGTGCGGATTCGGACGTCCTTTTCTTGCCCTTGAACAGGCCGCTCGAAAAGCCTCGTCTCGCAGATACCCTTTGCCGACTCCACGTCCTCCGTCGTTCAGATTTAATAGGGGCATTCCCACTGCACGAAAACCGGCTATTGCTTTGCGTTCTGACTCGTCTGCCTGTTCTGCCGGGACGACCGCGTATAAACGCATGCGGGCCCGGACCCCCGGTTGACGCATCCATTGATACAACGGGCGATGCGATTCCTTCTCTTTTCCCTTCATGCAACGAACGTGTTGACGCCACCGGCAACCCTCCGAAACACATAGCCCCACGTATCGAATCTCACCGGGGCGAGCCTCGTCTTCGAGGACGTAAAGAAACCGAGGAAAAGTCACTTCGAGCCTCCGTGCTTGTCCCACCAAGCCTTGCGGTCGCTTGCGCGCTTGGCCTTCTTGCCCGCGGCGTAGGTGCGCAGCGTGTCCGAGCTGGCGTCGCGCATCAGGAAGGCTTCCGCGCGGCGTCGGCGCGTCGTAGCGTCGTCACGGCGTGCCGTCTGGCCATCCGACGCGTCC